ACACTTTTGCCTTACAAGGTTTATGGATTCATAAACAAGGCTATACGGTACAATCTCCGTATAGAAACAGGGCTGCTTCAGTCCTTCACGAACCTCAATGCCATAAATCTTAAGCTCCGGAAAGGCATCTCTTAAAGCCCTGTTACAAGACCTTTTCACTTCTAATAATTCAATCATAAATTATGCCTCTTCATTGCTTTAGCGACGAATTCATCGGTATCATCCCCAAAGCTTTCGCTAAACTCTTCTCTCGTCCGTTCCGCATAGTGCAATCCCGGAACGAATCCTCCGGTATCGTGTCCGAACAGCCATTTCCTGTGACCATTCTCCAGCAGGTGGAACAAAGGGTGCTTATTCGTTACGGACACCGCTGTCGCATGGTACAAAAGGTCCTTCTCCATCTCAATCTTCCATTTCTTCGAGATCGGCTTTTTCCCTTTCGTATAATACTTGTAGCCTTTATCATTACAGGATTCCTTCCATGCTTTTGCCTGCTCACGAAGATACTTCTCAGACTCCTCAGGAAACTCGTCGATAATACTTTGAAAATCCTTGTCCAGCCCGTGAAAATCAATATCCAAGGCGTCACTCATAGGCTATCTCCTTTTCTTTCTTCTCCGTGCACATACACTCGATAATATTGTTCTCCTCCAGAGGATTAATAATCGACTGGATTATGAACTGCCGGTCTTTATACACAAGGATATCCGTAGGCTTTAAGCCCTCCCAGTAGCGAAGCGTAATTTTAACGGACAAAGTGTGGTATTCCTTGTAATACTCTGTATATTCACTTCCTCTTACCGGACGAATCTCTCCGTAGAGCTTTTTTACCGGAGTTAACTTCGTCACGGTGGATCCTACGGCATTTTCCGACTCTTCGTAACGGTAGACCGAAATGACTTTCCTGAGTCTTCCTGCATTAATCGCCATCGCGCTCTCCTCTCGGAAGAAGATTCTTCGCGTGCATGGAGAGGATGACTTCTGCAGTACGGTTAACATTATTCTTATCCACAATCATGGAACGATTGTCATACATATCCGCAATGAGCGTAAGAATCGCAATCGTAATATCCTCGTGCCTCTCCATTTCCAAGTCGCTAAGCCCTGTATAAGACCTTGCATAGGATAGCGCCGCAATTTTCATTGCCTCCAAGGATAAATTTTCGCTGTCTGTTACATCGTCGTCCATAATGCGGCAATAGTTCGTGATAACCGGTATCGTAAGTTCACTTACCTTCATTCCTCCCCCTTTCAGAGTATGCAGAGCTAAAATATTAGACGTGCTTTAGGATTTACTAAACTTTCTTACCTTGCACCAAAAGCACGCCTCTATTAGTCAAATTCTTACTTCACAGTAAGCTTTGCAAGCTTCTGCGCATTCTCTACCTTGGCATCAAACTCCATCCATGCAACAACTCCGATTGCATGCTGGGTAGCAAACTTCTCTCTAAGAACCTGTACCTCCATATCCTCGGAAAGCTTTACAGCAAGTCCGGATAAATCGCCATAAAGCACAGCATTCTTTCCGGTAGCAATTTCATCCATGTTCTCAGATACATAGACCGGCTTTCCAAACAAGGTATATCCCCACTTGGTAGTTGCATCTTGGTTAAGCATGTATTTTCCATCTCCATCCTTAAGGAGTCTGATTGCAGTTCGTGTAGCTCTAGACATAATCCAACAAGCGTTCCCCTGATATGCGTCAGGTACTGAATCCTGCAGGGCGATAAGGTCATCAGCATCTACCTTTCCAACCGCCTTACTTGTTACCGACTGAGTAATGCCCTTGATCATACCGTCTACTTTTCCGGTAGCGCCCTTAAGAAGAATACCCTCAATCCAAAGAGATACTGTCTCAGCCATCTTATTCACTACGAAAGAGGTAATATCAAACTGAGAATTGTTAACAAGGCTCTTAGATACCTTAGACAATGCGCCGGCAAGAAATCCCTTAAGATTGATACTTCCAAACTTTCCAGCGGAAGACTCAAGTTCTACAAACTCATCCACGAAAGCCATCTGAATATCCTTGGCATCTGCCGGATAATACGGAATAGAAAGATCGCCCTTCACATTGTATCGGGTAGCCTTATTAAATACCGGAGAAATCTCATGTACCTTCTGAATAATCTTGTTAGCGATGGTCTTCGGAATCACCGCTCCGTTATCTCCTGCAGTTAAATTATCCGCTCTTTCCTCCAGAACAATTCCGCGGATATAGTTCTCAAAAGCTCTCTCTTCTTTCACCTCTTCCTTTTCCTCCTCTTTCTTCTCTTCCTTAGCCGTATTCTCGGTTAAGTTGTAACTGGAAGCTCTTTCCAGCTTCTCAATAGAAGCATCCAAGTCTTTTACTTTCTGCTCCAATTCGGTAAACTTGGTATCCTCTTCTTCAGTAAAGGCTCTAACTTCCGCTTCTACTTTTGCGGTCAGTGCCTTTAACTCCTCAACTGCTGCATTTCTCTGCTCCTGTAATGCTTTCATCTTTTCGTTCATGCTTTTAATCCTTTCCTAAATGGTTAATTCTTTCCCAATAGCTCGTAAGCTTCGGGGATTCATTCGTTTCTGTGATTTCTGCTCTTACTTCTAAAACTTCACCTTGGATAATTTCATCCGCTCTCGCGCTAATCAAAGTGCCTTCATAGCAGGGAAGCTTTCTGTCGTCGATAATGGAAACTTCTTTAAGATCCATATCTTCAACATAGCGACGCTTTAGACCATCACGCACTTCCTCGTTCCGTGAATCTCTGTCATAAAAGCCAAATGACCAGCCTCTAAGCTTACCGGCTCTTGCCTTTTCAATTACCTCACTATCTGTAATCGTCGCCCTAGCCTTTAAGCCGATTGAATCCTCAGAAAGCTCTAGGTTTGTCTTGGTGCTTCCGAGAACTCTTTCGTGGTCGTGGTTTAACAATAAATCCACATCGTTTCTTGTAAGTGCTCTAGTAAAAACACCGGGAACAATCTGCTCAACAAATCGTTCTCCGGTGCTTCTATCTCTCATAGGTCTTGAATCTCTGCCTACGGCATTTACATAGCCTTCAATTTCTACGGAATCATTCCGTATTTGAATCTTCATTCCCCTCTTCCTTCTCCTTTCTTAATAGTCTCTCCCTATCCTCCATAGCAAGCTGTATTCCTCCCACCTGATTCATGTTGGGTACAAAGGTTACTTTCTCATTCGGATAGTACAGAACGTCTTGAAGTCCGAGTTTTACAAAATCAAGCCCTAACGGCTCCATATTCTCTTTGAATCGGATTTCATCAATCTGCATAAAACCGTTCTTGCTGGCTATCTCATAAGCCTGATAGCGCTTTAAGACGTCGGCTTTAGTAAGTTCCGAGGTGTCTGCAGCCCACTTATACTCTCCCTTCTCGGACTCCAGTAGGAAATCCCGATTTAATGCCGTTTCAAACTCTTTCAGTATTGGCTGCACGCAGTATTGCAGGAAAACGATTCTATCTTCCTCCGACGCGGTATTTTCTCTGCAAATCAGCTGATAGGGAACACCGAATATCTGACAGATCTCCCGGGAAAGTGTAGCAATATTCTCATGCAGCTGCATTTCTGCAGGAGTCGCGGAGGACTCTTGGAAATCCAAACCGTCGTTAAGAATGACCACATTTTCCGAATTCTCATCGGAGAAAAGGCGATTCCAGGCGCTCTTTAAGTAATCCATAGCCTCCTGTGAAAGCTTTTTATCCGACTTCACAAATCCTTTCTTTACACCTCCGGTTTTTACCATCTTGTTTTGAAAGCGCATCGTCCTAAAGGCGATGGAAAAGGGCTCTGCATTCTCTTCAACTACGCTTTTACTGTCGTAGCCATTTTTCGTATGGCGTAAAAGCTTCACGAACTCGTGAGGGTAGTACTGCTTTCCATTTACCAAAATCTTATACTCCTTAAATATCGGATCCGCGTTGTAGTTAAAGCCTATCTGCACGGGGTCCACATATCGAAGACTCTTCACCCTATTTCCGACTCGCTCAATATATGCGTACCCGCCACGGTCAAGAAGATAGTCCTCTATCAAAGTGCGTTTCATCTGGAACGCGTCCAAGGTATCTCCGGTATCGGTGTTTAAAATCGTAACCCTTGCGTCTTCCCGGACTTCGGATAGCTTGATTTTATCTTTTTCCACTTTATAAAGTTTAAAAGGAATCATAGCTACCGTATCCGTAATAAGATTCACACACGCCGCTACCGCCGGAATCTGCAAGGCCTGCTCTTTCGTCACTCCGGAGCTTCCTAATAGTGCTTTAAGCAAGGGATCGTCAAGCGGCAGCTCTGTATCCGCTCTTATTTCTTCTGTTTTTCTTTTAAATGGCCACATAAGCACCTCCTAAATTACTTGAACAACAAAGTCGCTGACTAAGCTGCTTCTTTGCAAGAGGCATACGGCATTAATCAGGGATACCACCATATCCACTTTGCCGTTTGACTTCTTTTTGTTTACATACTGGTTCTTATTCGTGTCATAAACACACTTTGCGTTCTGGAAATTAATCTCAAGTAGCGGATTCGTCTCGTAAGCGAATTCCTTCTTTAGGATTTTCTCCTTCAGATATTTCGTTGCCGGGTGAAGCACGGAGCTGTGCTGCTTAAGTTCAATCATCGGAAAGCCCTCTTTTTCGAGCTTTTGCGCCGTGGATAAAGCATTCCACCGGTCAAAGCCGATTTCCTGTATCTCTACGCCGTACTTTTCCGGAAGACTTAAGATAAAATCCTCAACAAAGGTGTAATCTATCACTCTGTCGCCGCAGGAAAATACATGCTCCGTTTTACAAAGGTTTCTATAGTCCACTCTCTCTGCCTGACTCTTCTCTTCTATGCGATCCTCCGGAATAAAGGCGAAGGACTTGGCATAAAGTTTTCCCTCGGCGTCAATACAGACCATCGAAACGGAAGTATTATCGTTTGACTCGGATAAATCGAGTCCCAAATATACTTCCTTCCCTCTCCAATCTATTGACTCCGTTCTGCACGCTTGCACATCTTTCACATCGATATAGCTTTCGGTGCCGACACCCTGATAAATGATATTGCAGTGCTTCGTAACGAAGTTCTCTCTTACACTTGCGGTCGCGATAGCCCTCGTCCTCTTTTTAAGGAGATCCTCCCAGATTTCCGGAATCTCTAAAGCGACAGGGTTCGCCTGTTTAAGAATCAGGTCGTCCGTTTCCCAGTCCTTCGGATTATCCGGCTCATAGAGAAGGGAAAACCGCGTGTCATCCGTGACAAGACCGTTAAGAACCTTCTTTGAATAACTCACTTCTGCTTCAAAAGGGTTGTCTATGGTCGGATACTTCGTAGAAATAACAAACCCCAGCTTGTTTAAGATATTCAACTGTCCGGAACGCATGGCTTCCAAAGGGTAAATCGTAGGCAGAGCTCCCACCTCATCCGCACAGAAGGCATTAGGCAAACGGCCATCCATTCTGCTGGTAGAAAAGGAAAGCGGAGTATAGACCGAGTTAAATGGCTTAAAGCTAATATAATCTCGTAAAATCTTGAATCTATTCGCGCCTTTATAGGAGTACACCATAGGAGAAGAACGTAATGTCTCCGCAATAGCCTCCCTTATCTCTCTGGATAAGCTACCATCCGGTGCCACGCTAAAAAATTTTGAAAACTGCGGTTCCGTAAGAAGCAACAAAATAAAGATTGTTGCAACTGTAAAAGTTTTGAAATTTTTCCGCGAGATTTCCAGTAATCCCGTTTCATACCGCCTTTTTGCCTCGTTATCCCTATAAACAACGCAGAAAATAGCAATATAAAAAAGCCATTGATAGCCACAAGTACATTCATACAGTGACTGCCCGGCTTTTAATCCTTTAGGCATATTCAAGAGTTTAAGAAGACCATTAAGCTGCTTGAGTTTCTTCTCGCTGATCTTATACTTTTTATTCTTTCCTTCGCATATCCACATGAAATCCTTCATCTGGATCTCTACAAACTTAGGGGTAGTGGTCTCTTTGACTGCCTTTTTGCAGTACAGATACGCTTTGTTTTCTATCATTCATCATCACCACCACTTAATAGCTTTAACAAAGGATCCTCATCTTCGTCACTGTCTTGTGACTTTCCGAGGTCCTTAATAATCTTCATCAAGGTCTGCACCGTCCGGTTAGCTGAATCCGTAGTCCTGTTGTATTCCGATACCGCCGGATGTGTATATATGTTCTCCCTGCCCTTAACATACTCTTTCGTAGCAATTGGACCGTCTTCCTTTATCGTCTTCTCAAGGTCCGTAAGAATATTTAATTGCACCTGATATCTTTTAAAAGTCGTTAAGAAAAAGAAATTGGACTGCACACCGCTTTCTTCCGCAATCTTTAATATCTCCTTCGCCTGCTGCTCAAGATTGAGTTTTTGTTTCATTTACTACCTCCTACCAATGTGCTGTCTTCACTTCTATGTATTCATACCCTGCTTTTTCTGCGTTTGTCTTCCAGTATTGCTTCATGGGTCCAAGATATAACTGATTCTTTTTATTAGCTATTTTTACATCACTATATCCCTTTTTCTTCATATTAGCGGTATGCTTCGCTAAGGCTTTTTCCCCAATATCCCGCATAGAGCCCCGGCCGCCATTTCTTGACTTTTCAGCTACTACTTTTAACTTTACGGGATTTGCATTCTGCCCCTTCCTCATAATGTATGTGTTCTCATGCACCCCATTAGTGGATACTCTCATACTATCCAAATTACTGTACTTCCCTAATATGGTTATGTCGGCTTCACTAAATGTTCCTCCAACTCTTCTATCTCCATGATATGGGTGATTGTGCGTTAGAGTACTGGCCGTAGAAACTGAGGGCGGGATAGCCGTACTCCCCTGCTTTCCGGATGTTACTGCTTGTATCAATACACCGTTTTCATCAAATACTCCGGCGTACTCAGTTTTATAATCCCTTATAGCGTTTTCAAACTCATGTACATTCATACCTTTAAATCGATGCGTAACATCATAGAACTGTATCTTTCTTCCTCCACCACTCGTCGAGTGACCTCTTCCACTACTTGCTCCTCTTCCTCCCATATTCTCTCCATAAAAAGAAGAGACAAGCTTTAAGCTCATCTCTTCTACAATCTGAAAACACTCTATTTACTCCAGAATCATTAGACCTTCATCCGTAAACATATCAGGGTAATATTTTTTTAAGTATTTATCATACGCTTCGTCGTCATCTCTGGCTTTTAAGAACTCCTGTCCCTGTTCACTAGGTAAAAATTCTTTCTCAAACCACTCATCTTGCTCCGAAATTACTTCATCCACTGCTTCCTTCATAGACTCTTCCCAGTCCCGCTTAAATTGTTCTTCATATTCTTTCGTCCCTTTTTTATACGGATTCATCTTTCCACCTCCTCAAGGTGTCATTTTCAAAATAAACTACCTCTGCATCTCTAAAATCAAAATCCAATTTTCCGCCATATATAAGTAGTATCGACGGATCTATTACTTCTATCATCTCTTTTACTCCGTTTTTCCATATCTGTAAAGCGTCTTTATCTTTCTTTACTCCTACGGTGCTGATGGATACTATCGAGCCCTTTGGAATTCCTTTAAAGCAAAAGTCAAAAGTTTCTTTTTCCGCCCATGAAAGTGTAAGGATAACCGGAATGCCGTAGGACTGATAGTAGGCGCCAATCAGCCTTGACCTGTACACATTCCAAACCTTCATCGGCATAGGCATATCCATGTAAAGGCTAAAATCCGGACTCAAAATACAGTCGTATTCTTGGAACAGTTCGATATAATTCTCGGGACAGTTCCAAACCCTTTCAAACTGGTAATCATCAAGATAAAAATGAATCCCCGCGTTCTTTTTCTCGGATGTTTTAGCATAATTGAATCCTATGAGCTCTTCCGGGACAAATCCGTCATTCCGGATAATAGGCATCTGCCAGAAGTCCTTAGTAAATTCACATTGACTCTGAATATCGAGGTTATATGTTCTGTTCGTTCTTTCTCGCTCATCTCCGTAGTATCCTTCCTCTTCGTCTGTAAGGTCTATCGGATCCAACTTAATATCCGGTAGCTTTAAGCCGAAGTCTGAAAAACCAAAGTCTATTCCTTCAAGTTCCAACTTTAAAAGGGACTCGTCCCATGTTGAAACCTCCGAAACGGAATTATCTGCTATTCGGAAAGCCTTTACCTGCTCATCGCTTAGGGCGGCAGCCCTTATGCAGGGAATCTCTGTCATCCGAAGAAGCTTAGCAGCCTTTAGTCTCGTATGCCCGGCAATAATAACTCCGTTCTTATCAATGACAATCGGCACTTGAAAGCCGAATTCCTTTATGGAGTTTGCCACAAAGCGTACGGCGCTGTCGTTATGTCTCGGATTATTCTCGTACGGTATTAAGCTATCGGTTTTCAAAAACTCCAGTTCCACAAAATCCCCCTTAAAGCGTTATTTTTGTGAAGAAAGGTGGGGCGTCGGTGCTTAAATTTTAATGTTTTTTATAATCTTTACCCTCGGGGGGTATCCTTCCGCCGCGCTCCACCTTATTGACTAAGCCATACAACTCCTCTTTACTTATCATATTCTTCTCTGCCATCTCGTGATGATATCTGCAAAGAGTAACGAGGTTCTCATCCTGAAGCTTACCTTCTTCACTAGCAGATATCTTTACTATGTGATGAACTTCTAAGCTGTCTCTAGTAATTACTCTGTCCACCTGTAAACAATACACGCATAGATACTTGTCTCTTTCTTTAATCTCCTCTCGCTTCTTCTTCCACGCTGTCGAGTTTCTGAACTTCCTCTGCTCTGTGATCCTGTCTGCTATACGAGTGTATGGCTTACATGTTTCTCCTAAGCTATGAAGCTTACCGCATATAGGGCATAGCTTTTTCATGGCATCTCCTGTTCGGGTATAAAAATTGGAGCCGCTTATCTTTTTGGATAAGCAGCTCCGTGGTATGTTATAAAGGAGGTTCTAATGACAATGTGTGTTCCGACACTGACTCCATTATTAGTATAAAACGAACTTTCCGAACAAAACGAACAATTTTTATTTTTCACGGTTTTCTTTGATTTTTTCAAAAAATCTGTCGTGAATAACGATTCGGACATACTCTTCCGACACGTTTCCAAGCTTCCTCGCTATCCATCTCCAAGACCTGTCCTCTTTGTATCGACTCCGAATCACAAAGCGAAGCCGGTCATCCTCCAAGGACTCAATCCACCTTTCCGTCTTTTCTACTATTTTTTTCATCTCAGATAGTCTTGCAAGTCTCTGCTCGTAAAGTTCCTGATTGAAGCCCTCTAAATGGATAATCCTTTTAAAGCCTTTTGTATAGTCGTATCCGTAGTCGTGAACCGTTTTTCCACACATCTTTTCAATCTCATCTTTCAAGAGCTGGATACTGTTTTTCTCGTCCCGGTATTTCTTTAATTGCTCTTTAGTCACAATTGCCTCCTGATATTGATTAAAAACCAAAAACTAAACAATACTAAGCCCAATAATAGAATGCATAGAGAAATCAAGAAAACATAATCATCAAGTGTCACATTTTCCACCTTTCTTACTTGTTATATTCCGAGTAAAAATTCTAATCGATGTTTAAATATTTTCTAATCCTGCTGCAGTTTTGCTCTTTTCATTTCATCCGCCCTATTTATAAATATCTTATTCCATTCTATTACTCGTAAATCCTTTCCGTATTATCCGGAATCTTCACTATCGGGGTTTCTATGTGTACTATGATTGCTTCCAACCAGTCGAGTTCATCAAGATACCCGTTTAGCTTTTCTATGCTTTCCTCTCTTGTCCGTCCTTCGGTCAGCCCTTCAAGTTCTAGTGCCTCTACGGTTTTGATGGCGGTTTTCTCCTCTCGAAAAATCACCTTTTCCCCGTATATGCACATCTTCTTTACTTCCGCTTTCCCAAAATTCGCGACCCATTCGCCTGTGCAGTCAGCGACTATATCTTGCCCGACCATCGGAATTACGGGCAAGTCGGGATTTTCGTCCATCAGCTGTATAAGGTGTTTTATATTGTCATTCATTCTGCCTCCTCTCTAGTTCTTGCCTGTATTGCGTGAATCCCTGATTCCGATTAAGTTATATCTCGCTTCAATTGTGCCATCCGCATTTTCAACATACACATACTTAGGCATTTCTACGTTATACACATACTCAAACTTATTAACTTTTACATTCTTCTCATGTGATGCTTCACATCCTTCTGCCTCTTCCTTTGTGGGATATCCAGTTCCACACATTTCGCAAATATACCGCATTCTTTTTTTCATTTATCCCACCTCAATCCCTGTGATTTCCTTGAAAATCTCTTTGTCAAAGTTCGGTAGTCTCTTAATCTCTTCCTGTTCCTCATCATCGAGATTATCCCACCATGCTTGTCTATCCTCATTGGTCGCCTCGATTGTTTTCAGATAACCACCTGTGTACTCCCATTTGGGATTTTCCTCTTTTTCTGAATCGGTCATGTATTTCTCACTAATCCATACAGTTTTTGTGTGTGGGCAATCACACATCAAATCCCTTGCTAAAGAACACCTCCAATCTCGATATGTCCACTTGCTTCGTTTATTGAAAAGCCTTATTTTTTCTTCCTTCGTGTTAAAGCACCCTGTAGAAAAATCAGTACTGTTCCAGTCTCCTGTGTTCCTGTTCCCTGTGTTCCAGTCTCCTGTGTTCCTGTTCCCTGTGTTCCAGTCTCCTGTGTTCCTGTTCCCTGTGTTCCCGCTCCCTGTGTTCCAGTCTCCTGTGTTCCTGTTCCCTGTGTTCCCGTCTCCTGTGTTCCTGTTCCCTGTGTTCCCGCTCCCTGTGTTCCAGTCTCCTGTGTTCCTGTTCCCTGTGTTCCAGCTCCCTGCGTTCCCTCTGCCTGTATTGTCTTTTCCGGTATTCACAAGGTCTAACACCTCGTGCCATGTTAATTCGCGCACGATTTTTATTTTGTTCGTACAGAGTTTATTATCTCCTTTGCCAATCGTTCCAAGTGCTTCAATCTCTGCTACCTTGTTTTCTGATTCAAAATTATAGTAGTTAAAGCAATCAATCAGTTTTCCGCAAAAGTGGAATCCCCTATCACAGCAGACCGGGGCTTTTTCCATTTCGTAGGTCTTCCCTACTTCGTACTGAAACCCTCTGCAAGTCCAGTCCTTATTAAAAACCTTATATCCTTTCATTCTCCCACCTCTTCTATTAAGTTCTTCAAAATCCCCTCTAACACCTGCACTACAATGCTGTTACCTGCCTGCTTATATAACTGTGTGTCGCTGCATACCTCCTGCGCTTTGTCGAAATCGCTATCCGTGAATCCCATGAGTCGCCAGCACTCTCTAGGCGTCAATTTCCGCACGCCGTGCTCTGTCAGCGTTCCAATCTGTGGGGAAGTGGTTATCGTGTGCCCTCTTTCCTTGTCAACTCTCGCCCTACGCTTGTTTTGATTGATATAGGCAATATCTATAGAATCTCCCAATTCGGCGATGGCGTAACCTTTCTTCGTAGCTTCCGGAACGATGATTTTTATCTCTTGAATAAAATTATCTCCTAGCCTTAATTTGCCAATCTCAGTAGTAATTGTATTTGCTATCTCGCACTCTTCTCTAACGACCGGATTAAATCTATAGCCAAGCCCTTTTACCCTACACTCTTCCGAATGGTTTTTAAGATACTCGAATGTTTCTTTTCGCAAGAAATACTTTTCTTCAACCTCTGTCTCTAAAAAATCTCTGAATTTCTTTTCGAGAGGTATAGGATTCGGAAAGCTATACACCCCCTTGTCCTTTCTTACAGACACTGCAAATACTCTTTCTCTTCTCTGCGGAATCCCATAATCGGAAGCTATAAGCGTTTTCCATTCAGCCGTATAGCCAAGGTCGGAAAGCTTGTCTATCCATCTTTGAAAGTCCCCGATGAATTTCTTTGACACAAGGTTTTTTACATTCTCCATTATCAAGAATTTAGGAAGCGTACCTTCTTCCTTTGCCACTTCTAAAAGCCTTTCTACCTCGTGAAGTAGTCCGCTTCTCGTCTCTCCCTTGACTATGCCTTTCATATCCCCAGCCAATGAAATATCCTGGCAAGGAAATCCATAAGTCCACAAATCCGCATAGTCCAGTCGTTCTATCTTGCTTATATCCCCGTAGTTCCTTGTTTCTCCGTACATCGCTTCATAGGACTGTATGGCAAACTTGTCTATCTCACTGATTCCTACTATTTCATGTGGAATATCCAGGTTTATCAAAGCCTTACGGAAAGCTCCTATTCCTGCAAACAATTCATTTACCTTTATCATTTGAAAAGGGGACCTATAGGATTATGCCGGCAACCACTCCCCCCTTTCTTTTTAATTTAATTCAAGATACTTGTCCAAATACCACTTAGCCTTTCTTACATCCTCAACACCGTTTTTTCTCTTGTGCCTGTACAGGTACTTAAAAGCGTTACAGATACAAAAAGCTTTAACTGCTTCTCCCCCCTGTGTTTCAAGCATTACATCAATGCATTCAAACTTCCCCGTCTCATAGTGGGAAGGATGGTTCACATTATCTAGTGGTACATCCTGTAGGTCTTTTTCTGTAATCTGAATCATCGGCAATCCTCCACTTCTTTACTTCCGCTTTCCCGAAATGCGCCACCCATTCGCCTGTACAGTCAGCGACTATATCTTGCCCCACTACAGGGATAACAGGTAAATCGGGATGTTCTCTCATTAACTGCACAAGAGCTTTAACATTGTCATTCATCCTCTCATCCCTCGCACTTTTGATACACCTGTTTTCTTCCGTCTTTCGTTACCAGTGTGACAATTGACGGAAAAACATCACTCTTATAGATTGTCATGACCTCTAAAACTTTTAAAGCATCCGCTCCCAAGTGACTCATTGCGCAGTTCATGGCTTCTTCTTTGGTCTTGTACTTTGTCTTGCACTTTTCGCAAATATACTCTGAAATCATATTTTCTCCTTGTGGTAGTAAACCGATAGTTTACAACCACTTGAACTATCAACTATTGGTTTACACTTGTCAAATTAGTTAAACGGTAATCCGTCATCTTCCAGTCCGTCGGGAATTTTCATAAACCCGTTCTCGTCCGTAGCAATAGACTTTGGTTGGGCAGCGCCTGCACTCTCACAAAAATAGTGATGATTTACAATCACGTCCGTTGTGTAAACCTTTTTTCCATCTTTGTCGTCATAGCTTCCTGTTTGAATGCGCCCCTCTAAAGCGATCTTATTCCCCTTATGGAGATATTTCTCAGCAAATTCCCCGGTCTTTCCGAACGCCACGCAACGAATAAAATCTGCGACCTGCTGCCCTTCTGCTTTCCTCGGTCTATCTACAGCAAGGGTATATCTTGCCACCGCCATAGGATTTTCTCCTTGTGCGTATCTAACTTCCGGATCCGAAGTAAGTCTGCCAATTAAGCAAATATGATTCATGTACTACCTCCAATTTTTTTGAAATATCTGCATGAATTCCTCATGACTATATTTACTCTCAAATGCTTCTTGTGCCAGTGCCTCCAGTTCCCTGTCGTATCTCCCCTTGTCATGCAACAGCATGTGGCAAGAAACACATAAGTGCACCGTTAAACCGTATTTATCTGCAAGCCATCTATATGGGCCATGCAAGCAATGATGGACATGTTCCGGCCCGTATTTCTGGCAGATAAAGCACCTCTTGTCATCTTCTCCCGGAATTATACTTTTCATCTCTCCTCCAATTCGCACATATGTCTCGTTTCGAACGCTCTTTTCTCTGATATGGCTTTATCTATCAAAGCTTTGATTTCGCTTGGAATTTTTAAATCCTCACGTTCGCGCTCCTTGTAGGTGTTATACGCCTTAATAAAATTCGACTGTTCCACAGTCTCCACAACCTCAACTTTCAGCTGTCCCATCTCCCGAAGATTGCTTGCACTCCCTATCGCCCTTTGGCAAGCCTTTGGTAATTTGTCAAACTCTTCCTCGGCATTGTACGCGCTGTTTTGCATAGCCTTTCTAACCACACTCCACGCTTCCATGCCATTGAGCTCATACATAGTCGGACTGATAATCTTCAGGATGTTATCAACTATCTGCCCGGGAGAAGGTGGAAAACCTTTCGTATCACTCGACAAATACACCTTCAGTCCTGCCGAAGCTTGATCGTATGTATAGTCTGACATGACCATGATCCATGCAGATATCATGTTTTCAAGGTCCTGCGTTGTGTATTTTTGAAATGGCGAAGGATATGTCGCTTTTACGACATAAATCAGTTTTGCAACCTCTGCCTTTGTCATGATGCACTACCTCCTTCGATGATTCCAAGCAAATAATCATTCGTGTCTATTGGCTTTGCCCTCGGTGCAGCACGGTTATCTCGTTTCTCCCACGTTCGGACTGCTGCCTTCCAGTCCTTCATAGGCGCATTCCCTACCTTCCAGCCTTTTGAGGCATAAAAATCCACGAAGGTTTCAGCATCCACGCCATTCCCCCTCTCAAAGCAGTATTCACGAACCTCGTCGACAGAGGGAGTGGAGGAGCGTTTACGCGCCTCTCTCTTTTTTGGTACCGTAGGTACCTCCTCTACCTCTTCCTTATCCTCTTCATCTTCCTCTTCCTCTTTCTCTTCCTCTATAGTCATTTTTCCGATTTCGTTTTTTTATTTCGCATCTTTGGAATGGCACTTGCCATTTTTGTCATTCTCTGAATCATCTGTATTTTCTTCTGTTTGGCACTTGCCATTGTCCTGCCATCTACTTTCTGCTCCCTTTTTCCCGTTTTTGGCTTTTGCTTCGCACTTTTCCTTGTAGCTTGCTTCATCCTTTTGAAATTGCATCAGTACCATTTCAAACACGCCCTTAATCAACGGATCCTCAATGGTATACTCTCTTCCGCTCTGGTAACAACAAATCGCATAAAACAACTCCCCAAGCTGTTCCTTTGGCAGATTCTCAAACAAAGGATTCCAGCCCCTATAAAGCATATAAGATTCTTTTTCTATCGTTGTTATTGCCATTTGCTCCCCCCTAGCATTTCTTCGCTTTATCCTTGATATAATTTAAAGTCAAAATTTCATTCTCACTTAGTTTAAGTTTTGGCCCTAGACCGTTTTCCCATCGTCTAAACTCGTACTCCAGTTTCTTTATGGTTAAATAGTCGAGTCCGGCTATGATGCCTTTGAATGCTTCCTCAAAGTTTTCGATTTTCAATGATTTCTACCTCTTCCTTTCCAATTCAGCAATGAGTGCTCTCATTTCCTCCGAAGGCGGCGTTTCTAACCCTATTTCTTTCATCTCGGATATTACTCCGTCAAGTAAACTGGCGAACTCTGCACTGTTATATGTGCTTGAGCCGAAGTAACAAAGCATTCGTATCATGGGGTTTCCGTCTACTGTCGTTTCTCCTACTATTTTTGTTTCTCTCCACTGAGTACTGACCGCTTTCACCACCTCCGGCCTAACAAGGATATGAGTAAATTTTCCGTACCTTTCAATCATAAGGAGGTAAACCTCCCAAGCATCTTGATTCAGTACCTTAGCAATGTCTCCTATACAAGCCCAAAGACAAGCATTTGCATCAAGGCTACGGTGTCTTCTGTGCTTGGAAAAATTTATATCTAAATCCTTATCAATGTACTTTTCTAAGTCCTCTGGATCTGCTTGTATCTCGAAGGATATAACCGGATATTTTGCTCTGAACGGGACTTGTACACTCGTTAATCTTCCTCTTGCTTTCACGTGCCTTACTGCGCCTCCTCTTTTCATCAAAATTCAATAGATCAATGTAATAGGCCAATAGCACTCCAAGCACCATGCTTAAGAACATGCACTCCACTAGAACGGAAGCAGGTATGCCCTCGCTATCCAGTGCTGCTACCACGGTCATTAAAAAGAATAAGTTTAGGTAACTAAGCCCTTTTGCTATGATTTTCATCACGCACCTACCTTACTAGGCTTTCTTCTAACGATGTTCCCTGTAAAGAGTGAAAAATAGCTTTTCACCATGCTTAGGATCTCCTCGTCTGTAGCACCAAAGTACCTGCACAGCAGTGCAAAATCCACAAGACTCCACTCCCCGTCTGCCTTTCGGAAGCTGAGGGTTTTTTCGGACATACAAAGATATTTAGCTACCGCGCTCTGCCGGACGCCCTTCTTTGCCTTTCCTATCTCTAAAAATCTGGTTATTTCTTCACCGCGTTTCATTCCTATTCTGCTTTTTGGCATTGGCTACCTCCTTTCTAAATGCAAGTCTTCTGTACCCGTACAGGAATCCCGGAAAGAATTTTCTGATTGTTTGCTCCGGTGTAAGTCTCATAAAGTTGGCTATGGTAACAATCTGTCCGAGATTGAGCTTGTTTATTTTATATTTCTCTACAAGCTCTTCCGGTGGCATCCGTAGAATCTTCGCCAGCTTAATTGTTGTAGGACACATCACTCATAGTCCTCCTCTTCTCGTCTTCTTTTTATTAGTTCTTCCTCTATAGTCTCATCACTCCACTTCTCTTCAAGAGCCTTGCAGTAAAGCGCTTCCACTTCTCCTGATATTAAGGTTTTTACCGGTATACCCTGCTCCTTTGCCTCGTTTGCAAAGTGTGTAAAGGCTGATTGACTTATGTCTATGTAAACTCTCATTTTTTTACTCTCCTAGATATAAAATCTCTTTATTGTTCTTTCCTCCCGGAACGCTTTATAGTCGTTTTATAGCTATTGCCGTAGCTAAATACATAAGAAAGGAGGAAGAACGATGAATATATCTATTCATTTGACAGACGGTAAAGAACTTGTAGTAAGTGATGTTCACCAAATTGTTCGATTTAACAATGAGAACGATTCAAAAGTGATCCTACCTACCGACTTAAATCTACAATACTTTGAGTTTTTACCATCTCTAGGTCACTGCTTTTACGGTGAGAATTCGACTATTTATGTACTCACCGAGAAAATTTCCTACTTAGAAATTACTAATTAGTTCCCCCATTACTTGTAAGCTCGATAGCAATATTGATTTCGGCATCGAGCTTTCTTTCTTCTGCCTCTTTTTCTGCTTCCTCAATTAATTTATAAAGTTCTGAAAACTTTGAGGTTTTCGTATATTTACTGATTCTCACATCAAGTCTTCTTTGTTCTTTCATTTTGTTTATCCTTTCTTTATCCTGCTGCCAAACTTGCTTCTTTCTTCTTGTCCGTGCTATACTGGGCACGAACTAAAATATTGTTTTTGTTCCGGGGTTACTGATGGTTGAGATCGGTAACTCCATTTTCTTTAATATTTTTTCAATCTTCACTTTCTTCATGCAATTCTTCTTTCTCTATAAACCTCCATAATATCTGTAGGACTAGACCATTTCTTGTCTGTCCTCTTTTCTTTGCTTCCTCGGACAACTTCTTCTGTAGTTCCTTCGGAACTCTTATTGTCATAATTTGCATTTTTCTCCCCTTTCTATAATATCTTTTTGATATCTATAATCAATCTAGCATGAATTTTTCACAATGTAAACTCTTTTTGATATCTTTTTAAATTCTTGTAATAAGAAGCCATTTAGCTACAATATTGATATCTTTTTAAAACAAAGGAGGAAACCTTATGTCTATTCAAGCTAACCCTTATCCGTTACGTATTGATAAGGAGGTGATGGATAAAATCAAGTTCATCGCCAATGAATCAGGACGCTCTGTAAACAAGGAAATTGAGTACCAACTCAAAACCGCTATCCGTTCCTATGAATCCGAACATGGCGTAATTCATCTTCCTGATATTGAATAGCCAATCTATAACTTTATATAGAAATCAAAGGAGGTTATTATGGCTACAAACAAGCGACCGACCATGCTACGTTTACCTGATGAAATGTTTTTGAAAATACATTCGATTGCAGCTCTCGAACATAGGTCCATGAATAAAGAGATTGAATTTATATTAGACTCCTATATCCGTTCCTACGAAGCTGAGCACGGAGAAGTCCCTCTTCTAGGTGCTGAATAATCAATCCATTCATACTTATTCCCGTTCTAGCTGATTCTTTTCCAAGGGATTCCTTCAGTTCTTCCGGAAGTCTTAAAGTTAAATTTACGGGAATATTCTTTCTTAGCTTTACTGATGGCATATTTGCCTCCTGTTCCTATTCGTGCTACAATAAACACGAACTAAAATATTGTTTTTGTTCCGGGGTTACTGATGGTCGAGATCGGTAACTCCCTTTTTCTTTTCAGGCGTCTGGCCCTGCACAATCTCCACTTTAGTACCTTTGATTAGCCACCCTTCTGTATTCTCTGAACTTTTGACCATCTCACGGATTTCCTCTTCAACCATTCTCACGGCATCAGACATATAAAATATTCCTGATACTTTAAAGTCCATCTCTATAGTTGCCCTAATCGTGAATGCAGCCATGTCCCATTTTCCTCTCCTTATGAGTTGTTCTCTCTACTTCCTTCTTAAGTTCTTTGGCGACAAGCTCAAGCATATAGGCTTCGAATAGCATGATGTCTAATGTAGATCGCTCACTTTTATCACTTAGTAGCGCTTCTGTTTCCCACTCTTGGACGGCTTCCAAAGTACTGCTGCCGATTTTACCTTTTGATTTGAGGTACTCGATATGGCAGCGTGTCAATATTGTTGCACCGATTTCTAACTTTTTTATCCCTTTATCTAACTCGTCCATTTTCTTTTTCCACCTTTCCTCCATCTCCTGATTCATTTTCTGATTCTTCTGCTTTCTTTTTGTACCCTTCCCCATAGCCCAGTAGATAGGCCTTGCTTTCGCCGCCCATCTTCGGGAGGATTTCTTTGAAAGTCTTTAGTAAGTCTTTTTCTGCCGTGTTTAAAGCCATTTTTCCTATCACCTTCTTTCTTGTGTGGTTTAGCGCTTTATTCGTGGTGCTTAATGACAATATAGCGTTATTAAACACCCTTGTCAACAACTTTGTGTTGCTTAACGACATTTTTTCTTGACGACTGATTTTTCTTCTTATATACTCGTGCTTAGAAAGAAGGTGATGTTATGGAGATTAAAGATAGAATTAAAGAGCTAAGAAAAGCCAAAGGCTTAACACAGCTTGAGTTTGCAGACAAATTAAAAGTTAGTAGAAGTAATATTGCAAGTTATGAAACTGGGAAGAATGAACTTAGTAGCGCTGCCATTTCCCTCATCTGCCGAACATTTTCCGTATCAGAAACTTGGCTTCGTACTGGAGAAGGGGAAATGTTTTCGGATACGGCTAGAGAAGAAGAGATTGCCGCCTTTATGGGTGATGTATTAGCCGCCGAATCGGAAGATTTTAGAAAACGCTTTATCTCCATGCTGTCCTCTCTTTCCGTAGACGAGTGGCGACTTATAGAAGAAAAGGCAAAAGAGCTTGTAGAAAAAGAGCAAGAAAAAAGACGGGACTAATGCCCGCCTAGGAAGTGGAGAATGAATATATAGATCCTTCTTAATTCACTCTCTGACAGCCCACTGAGTAAAGCAATGATTTCATCTTTCATAACCCCTCTCCTGCTGCACAACTAAGATAGCGATAATCATATTATAGAACGCTTGTTCTTGTATTTAAATAGGGCTACGCTATAAAATTTTTCTATACGGGGATGAATCGTTCGGGCTCTCTTCCGAAACAGTACTTCGGACTGGGCAAAAGGAACTAATAGAAAGTAAAATTGCATGATATGGTAACTATATTTTACAAAATTGTAAATATTAATTGACGCAGGCATAGGTAGGTGGTAGATTACTATATGACAGTACCTCCCACACCTCTTCGCAATGTGTCCCAAGGGAGGCCATTTTTTTGTTTAAAAATATAAAACCTGCAAAAGAATTCCAAGAGCAAATAGATATTTTAAAGTCAAGAAACATTATTCCAGATGATTCCACAAGATCATTTCTAACAAATGTCAATTACTACAGAATCTCTGGATATATATTTCCTTTTTTAAACACTGACTCAAACCTATGTGATAGCGAATTGCAATTCTCCACTGTTGCTTCAATATATGAATTTGATTCTGAAATGCGATCCATTTTACAAAAATCACTTGAAAAAATAGAAGTAAGTATGAGAACAAGAATCGCGCATTATTTTTCATTGAAATACTCTCCGCTAGGATATTTAAACAGTCAAAATTTTAGCGAAAAGTTTGACCATGAAACCTTTCTAAATGAAATCGAAAAATGCAAGCAGAATAACAGCAGATCCCCGGTTGTTATACACCACTTCCGTAACTACGGAAAAGACTTACCTTTTTGGGTTATCGTTGACTACTTCTCTTTTGGTACGTTATCACAGTTTTACTCCGGAATGAAAACAGAAGATAAAAAAGAGCTAAATACCACCTTAATCCATCTCCATTATGAGAAATTAAGCGGGTGGCTACGTTGCGCAACCGATTTGCGAAACCGATGCGCGCACTATTCGCGATTATACAATTGGAAGTTTTCATCGCTTCCCAGCTATCCAAATGGTGACAGTACTACTAATGATCGTCGACTTTTCACACAGATTTACACATTAAAGTTGCTTTATCCTATCCCGGAGGAATGGAATAATTCTGTAGGGCACCGTATTGTTACACTCATTAAAAAGTATAAGAAGGATATAAAGCTTAAACACATAGGATTTCCAATCGATTGGGAAAAACGCTTGTTAAACTAAGAGTAATGTTTTCTAGTATTGTAATTTATACATTTTTATCTGATAATAATATTGCAGACGGAAACGGGCTGTATACTCATGCAACCGAATTGACGTTTAAGCGAACTGTAAGCTCGCCGGCCATGAGGCATAATATCCCCCCTAGAAGTAATCACCTGATCAGTGATGAAACTAGGGGTATTTTTTATAATTCTTCTTGACATACGTATATTGCACGTGTATAATATGTATTAAGAGAGGAGAAAGAAAATGAAAGTTTCTGAACTAAGCAAACTCTTGAAGAAAAATGGTTGCTACCTAGTAGAGCATGGCAAAGAACATGACGAATGGTACAGTGAAATCACAGGAAAAAGCTTCAGACTACCGAGGCACCAGTCGAAAGAGATAGCAACCGGAACACTAAACAGAATTTTAAAGGATGCGGGGCTGAGATAGCCCCTCTTCCGGAAGGAGAAAATATATGAAATACGTTTACCCAGCAGTATTTACACCAGAAGACAACGGACAATTTTCCGTGAACTTCCCGGACTTGGAAAGCTGCTACACCTGCGGTGATGATCTAGGAGATGCCCTCTATATGGCTGAAGACGTTTTGGCCATGACCTTAGTTAGCTATGAAGATAAAGGCAATCCTATTCCGGCACCGTCTAAGACACTTCCTTTAGAAGCGGGAGAATTTCAAAACTTTATCGCCTGTGATACAGATAGATATAGAAAGCAGAATTTGAATAAGGCTATAAAGAAAACCCTTACCATACCGGAGTGGCTAAATGAGAAAGCTCTGGCGCAAGGCATAAACTTCTCTCAGGTATTACAGGAGGCCTTACTGGAGAAAGTAGGAGGATAAAAACATGAAATACATTTATCCGGCAATTTTCTATAAAGAAGAGGACGGGAGATATTCTGTTTTATTCCCTGATTTTGATGTGGCCACCTGCGGAGACGACCTGGACGATGCTATAGCTATGGCTGAGGACTGCCTTGCTTTGCAGCTCAAAGGGTTAAGACAAGACGGGGATGATTTTCCTACCCCCTCTCCTCTCGACAAAATAGATCCTGCTGCCTATGTTAATGATTTAGGTGACAGCGTTCCGTCTGTCCGTCACATCGGTGTCGACCTTAATGATGGTATCTAGGAGGACATCACTATGAGTATTCCAAAGTGGGTAGTTAAAGATGTTCAGGCGACGGAAAACCACGAACTCCTGCTTACTTTTATAGACGGTAAAAAAGGAATCTTCGATTTTCTTCCGCAACTTCATAAACCCATATATGAGAAACTGAAAAATATAGACTTCTTTTCTACCGCCCACGTAGAAGACGGAACCGTAGTATGGGATGATGAAACGGACATAGCGCCGGAATACCTATACGAGAATTCGTAGGAGGATAGATATGAATAAACTTCCTAAAGGTGTCGACCAACTTCCTTCCGGGAAGTATCGACTTAGAAAAATGGTGAACGGGCAGATGCTTACTGCCCTGTTCGAGGAACAGCCTACACAAAGAGAAGTGATGAGAGCTGTAAACGACCTTCTTAGAGAGACATCGGCGGCAACTTTAAAGGGGTCTTTTTTAGACTACGCAGAAAAATATATCAAGGCGAAAGAGAATGTTCTTTCCGCGTCAACTATACGAGGCTACAGAGCGACGCTAAGAGGCCTTCCTAGCCACTTTACCTCCTTACCTATAAAAGATATCACCCAGTACACTTTAACTGCTCTAGTGAACGATATGGTGCGTTCTGCGAGCCCTAAAACAATTTATAATCGGCACGGTTTAATTGTTTCCGTGCTGCACGAATTTCGTCCGGAGCTGGTAATAAGAACAAAGCTTCCTCGAAAAGTACAAAAGGATATATACACCCCCGATGACAAAGAGATCCGCAAGCTCTTTTCGTACATCGATAATACTCCGAACTTTAAAAAATACTGGGTACCTTTGTACCTTGCTGCTCTAGGCCTCCGAAGGTCTGAGATAGGCGCCCTTACCCTATCCGATTTGTCACATGACAATATTTTGACCATAAACAAGGCCAAGGTGCAGGACAGCGATAATAATTGGGTAATTCAGCATTTCACGAAGACGGAGCGAAGCAATAGAAAAATCCCTATCCCGGAAGAGCTCGCGACTAGAATCAGAGAACAGGGCTGTATCTACGAAGGTTTTCTCGGAAAGGTCTATGACACTATGCGGATGGCCGAAAAGACTCTTGGCCTGCCGCACTTTGGAGTACATCGTCTACGATCTTACTTTGCCAGTAAAGCACACTCTTTAGGTCTACCCGACTCAGTAATACTAAAGCTCGGAGGGTGGAAATCTGACAATGTTATGAAAAACATATATCGTAAAGCCCTGAAAGAAGATTTACATAGAGAGTCAGAAAAGTTTCTTTCTCACATGACAGAGATATCATGACGGAACTTGTGACAAAAATCGTGACAAAAATCGTGACAAAATTTATCTGAAAAACAGGTAAAAAGATTGTTTTTCGGGGTAAAAACAGCTTACAAAAAAGTAAGAAAAAACAAGCAAAAACGCTAGACTCCAAGCCGCTCAAGGCTTAAAATCTAGCGTTTCAAAATCGCGGAGATGATGGGATTTGAACCCATGCGCCGGTTGCCCGACCTACCGCATTTCGAGTGCGGACCCTTCAACCACTTGGGTACATCTCCTTATAAAGGCAATACAAAAGGTATAAAAAAACCGGCGAGATAACTCACCGATTATTCTCCTTTGCTGCCGGCGACCGGGGTCGAACCGGTATGAGATTTATGTCTCGCAGGATTTTAAGTCCTGTGCGTCTACCTATTCCGCCACGCCGGCAAGTTAAGATGAAATCTCAACTGCGTCGCTTTCAATGCAACAGAATTATGATACTGAATCCCTCTCTTTTTGTCAATATTTTTTTGGAGCAGAGAGTGCATCCTACAGTTGCATGAATTTTTCCTTATTCTATTCTCCGCTATGTTTTCCTGTTTTCTTCTCTCTCATTTTCCTGCCCTAGACCGATTTTTTATAGTATACTGTTAACGTAGTGCTTTTTTAGCATCCATAGGCCTTTTGCAAACGGCAAATTCGGCCTTCCAACAAATATATTTTTATTGATAAAAGATAGCGACATTATGAGCGTTACTCATTACGAACTAAAGGAGCAAGATGAACATAATCCAAAAAATAGCTGAGGACTTATCTCTTAAAAAAATGCAGGTGGAAGCGGCAGTACAGCTTTTAGACGAAGGAAATACCGTTCCCTTTATTGCACGTTATCGTAAGGAGGCTACCCACGGTTTAAATGACGAGGAACTCCGTAGCCTTGAAGAAAAGCTGCAATATCTTCGGAATCTCGAGGAGAGGCGCGAAAGCATTTTAAACAGTATCGCGGAACAGGGGAAGCTCACGGAAGAGCTGAAGGCGCAGATTGAAGCGGCAGATACCGCAGTGCGTTTGGAAGACCTCTATCTTCCCTATAAGAAGAAAAGAAGAACCAGAGGCATGATTGCCAGAGAAAAGGGCTTAGAGGGACTCGCGAAGGCCATTCTCACCCCCGGTGTAAATCCTGTAAAAGAAGCGGAAAAGTATCTTTCCGAAGAAAAGGAAGTCTGCAGCGTGGAAGAGGCCTTGAATTACGCTAAGGATATTCTTGCAGAAGAATTCTCCGAAAATGCCTCCTATAGGGAATGGATCCGCAATAAGACCATGGAACTTGGCAGTATTTCCTCCTCCAAAAAGGATGCCGAGGATAATCCCGATGCAAAGACCTATGAGATGTATTTTGATTATGAGGAAAAGGTAAAAACCATTCCCGGCTATCGTACGCTTGCCATAAATCGCGGAGAGAAAGAAAAGGTTCTCAGTGTAAAGCTGAATTTCCCACAGGAGGAGATTCTCGCTTATCTGGAAAAGCAGGCCGGAAAAGCTTTACAGGGAGAGAATCTTCGTCTTTTGCAAGAAGCTGTGCTGGACAGCTTTAAGAGACTTATTTCCCCTTCTATCGAAACCGAAATTCGAAATATCTTAACCGAAAAGGCGGAGGATGGTGCCATTGCCATTTTCGCGGACAATTTAAAGCAGCTTCTCATGCAGGCGCCCATTGTCGGGAAGGTCGTGCTCGGCTGGGATCCGGGCTTCCGTACCGGCTGTAAAATCGCCGTGGTCGATCCGACCGGAAAGGTGCTGGACACGACAGTAATTTACCCTACACCGCCTAAAAATCAGGTGAAAGAAGCAATGGCTGCGATTCATAAGCTGATTGAAAAACATAAGGTGGATATCATTGCCCTTGGAAATGGCACGGCCTCTCGTGAATCGGAAAAGGTCATTAGCGACTATATTCATGAAACAAAGAGCAAAGTACAGTATGTGATTGTCAATGAAGCCGGTGCCTCTGTCTACTCCGCAAGTAAGCTTGCGACAGAGGAGTTCCCGAACTTTGACACGGGAGAGAGAAGCTCCACCTCCATGGCAAGGCGACTTCAAGATCCGCTTGCCGAGCTGGTAAAGATTGAGCCTAAGGCCATCGGTGTCGGGCAGTATCAGCACGACATGAATCAGAACAAGCTGGAGGAACAGCTGAACAATACCGTGGAAGACTGCGTAAACCATGTCGGTGTAGACCTGAATACCGCGTCCGCAGCCCTCCTTTCCTATATTTCCGGTATCAACAAGACACTGGCTAAGAATATCGTAGTGTATAGAGAAGAAAACGGCGCTTTTAAGAGTAGAAAAGAACTGTTAAAGGTCGCTAAGCTCGGTCCAAAAGCCTTTGAGCAAAGTGCCGGTTTCCTCCGTATCCGAGAGGGAAAGGAAGTGCTGGACAGAACTTCCGTGCACCCCGAGTCCTATCAGAAAACAAAGGAACTCCTCTCCCTTCTAAACTTAAATGAAAAAGACATTGCCGAAGGAAAGGGAAAGGATATTTCGAAAATGATTTCTGCCCTTCCCGGCGGAATGAAAGCTTTAGAAGAAAAGCTTGCTATCGGAAGCTTTACCTTAAAGGATATTGTGGAGGCTCTTGCAAAGCCGGGAAGAGATCCCCGTGAAGATGTGCCCGCACCCATTTTACGGAGTGATGTTTTAGAGCTTTCCGACTTAAAAGAGGGGATGATTCTCGAGGGTACCGTTCGAAATGTCTTGGACTTCGGCGCCTTTGTCGATATTGGTGTACACCAGGACGGTTTGGTCCATATCTCCGCCCTTTCCAAAAAGTTCGTAAAACACCCCCTCGATGTCGTAAAACTTGGGGATATCGTGAAAGTAAAAATTCTCTCCGTGGATATGGAGAGGAAGAAGATTTCACTCAGTATGAAAGATGCGGAGTAG